AAGCGGCTGAAGTCGTCGTTGTTGTTGATCAGAACCTGAGCATTAGGACCACCAATGCCAACGCCCACTGCCTGAGGACCAAAGAAGAGGCCCGGAGGAGTAGTGTGAGAAACAGCACCGCCGCCATCATTGATGTCAACAGTGATGGACTTGGTAGCAAAGTTGGTGGACTCGAAGAAGCGCACTCCTTCGAACACAAAGCCTGTCGGCATCACTGGCTCACCAGCAACAAACATGGCTTGACCATACTGGCCACCACCATAGATTGCTTGGTTAGGACCTGCGGCACCCATCAGAGGGTTGCCTTGACCCATTCCAGGATAACGGGCCACTTCACGGAAGCCTTGGTCAGCGCGGAGATCGCGCATGAAGGAAGGATCCGCAATACAACGATAGTAACCGTCTTGGAAGACGGGCACGTTGCGCTTACGCAGTTGACGGACCACCTCGAGGAGGTCAGTCTTTACGTTGAACTTGTAGCGCTCAGAAGCGTACTCAGTAGCAGAGTAGCTGCTCAGAGCAGTGGAGCTAGTGCGAGTTTTGCCGTTGGGGTAGTAGTAACCACCTTGGCTATCGCTAGAAGCACCACGGGTTTCGCATTTCGCGAGTTCGTCAAGGAAGACACGATCCAAGTTGTTACCCCAGTGACAGTTTAATCACTGGCTCTTGCGGTTTGCCATCCCGCAAGTTCAGACTATATCATGATCTAAGTCACGCCAACGGTAATCTGACGTGTTTTTCTCATTTCAAGAATTAGATTTGCTTACAAACTCTTTTTCCGATTTAGAAATAGCGGAAAAACTTAAAATCTCATACGCCACTGTCTACAAAGAGAGGAAGTTTTATGGGATTAAAACTTTTACTCAAAAAACAGGACTTGTAAAAATGAAAGATACCAAGGAACTGCGGCCTGTTGGTAGCGTTCGTGGCGCCATTAGGAGGGACGGCTTGGATGATTGCTACTTTCAGGATATTGATTCTGAAGAAAAAGCTTACTGGATAGGGCTACTTCTTGCTGATGGCTGGACAACTCTTAGAGGAGATAAACCAAAAGAAGTTGGTCTTGCTTGCTCTCTTAAAGATTTACATATTTTAGAAGACTTTAAAAAAGCGACAGGCTATAGCGGCAGGATTACCCAAAAAACAAATAAACGCTCTCTTGCAAAATCTGGAGAATCCACGATAAGCACGTTGAGGATAACCTCTCAGCGCTTTACAAAACATGCAATTGAGGCCGGAATAAAGCCGCGCAAATCAGGAAATACAACACTTCCTGCAAGCGCTCTTATTTATCCAGGTAGTTTTTGTCGGGGTTTTTTTGACGGAGACGGCTCCATTTCTTACAAAAATTTTACATTCATTTGTAATTCAGAGAGCTTTACAAATGAGCTAAAAGATTTGATTACAAAAGAAACATCTCACGTTTTAAAAATTGCTTGTTTAATGAGCCCCGTAACAAAAAAAGAGGTATATCGTTTAAACGGTTACCTCAAGAATCAAAATGTTCTGGAGTGGATGTATTCATTCCCTGGTCCTAAGCTTGCTCGTAAATACCAAAAGTTTGTAGAGTTTTGGACTTAGACCCCCGGCACTCGTGGGAGCATTACTGTCCGTTCTGGACTCGGCTCCTAGTCGTTGCACCTTCTAAAAGATTCCTCTTAAAGCTTGGCTCAGGATTCCCCATAAAAGGAGGGGTTCCCTGAATTCACCGGGTTATTGCCTGCTTATCACTAAGCAGCGGCGCAAATCGTTTTGTCACGCCACCTGCGGTAGTCGTCTAAAAGGGTGAGACTACCAATACTCTGATGGAACATGTTAAGGTTCCCAGTGTCCAGCAGAAGACGCTGAGCAGTCATCAGAGTCTCACGAGCAATTTTAAAAGTGCTCGGGAGGTTCGAGTTGTTAGGATCTGCAGGACCGGTGTACTCCAAATTTGTTATCCCACAGGTTCTTTATCCTGTGGTTCTTACGGTTTACCATCCCGTAAGTTCAGACTATATCATCAACCACAAGGGTTGCCGCGCACTCTTGCCTTCTTATCGCCCTTTCTTTAAGAATTAGGGCTCGCTCAGCTTGAGTTGGTAAGCTGAGGTCAAGTTTCCACGACATACAATCCGGAATATACGGATCAATATGTTGTTTCAAAGTTCTAAGAGCGGTTCCCCCAAGCCTTACTTGATAGGAATCGCTTGGGCTGTGATAGACCTGCCACGTTTTAATGTTAAACAAGTCAAACAGCCATTCAGAAACATTTTTTGCTTGATCTAACGGTTCGTATAAAGCAAGGCAACCCTGCAATTCAACAGTAGGATTTGGCCTATTTGCTTTATCTCGAACACGTTTGTGAACACAGCCGTCATCACACCAAAAAAAGGCAGCTGCCTCTGGGCCAAGTAACTTTAATAGAGATTTTGAAAATGTTTTGGTGTTGTTTTTGTATAACATTGAATACAAATGTTTAAATTTGCTGCAACCAGCAATATATTCGTATCCATGGTAAACAACTCCTTTTGTAACCCATTCTCTAGGTCTAATTGAAGCCTTTGATCCAGTTATGGATGCAATGCGTTCTGCTTTGTATTTGAGCCAGGGTAGTTGGGAGGCTGTGTGACAAATTCCTATAACAAAATTGTTACTTGATTGCCTGGATAACCACCCATCTCCCAGTAAACACGAAAGCAAAAAATGTTCTTCTTGGTCTAGAACCATGACAAAGGTAGTCGTTGAACCTTCCAAGGATTTCGCCTTGGCTTGGCTGCTGATTCCCCGACATCTTAGCAGATGGCAGAGGGGTTCCAGCAATTCACGCGGTTTTCCTGATTAATTACTTAATCAGGGCGCAAGTTTTACGCAGAGACACCAGAACCTTATCCTTCACAATCGCACGGCTGCTAGCAGTACCGATCGTTTGATCTTGTGTACGCTCGCGGCTGGTCTTAGTTCCTGGATTCAATTTGTTATCTCAAGGGCTCTTTATCCCTTGATTCTTACAGTTTGCTATCCTGTAAGTTCAGACTATATCATCAACCTAAAAAGGTTGCTCCGCACTCGTGGATATTTCATCCGGTCTGGATTACTTTATCTAGTCGTTGAACCTTCTAGTTATTCCTAACTAGCTTGGCTGCTGATTCCCCGACATCTTAGCAGATGGTAGAGGGGTTCCAGCAATTCACGGAGTTTTCCTTAATCTTTCTGATTAAGGGGGCAATCACTTCACCCCAGAAACGATAACGATCAAGCTGCACAGTCTGGCCTGGCTGCTTGGTAAAATCATGAACCACACTTTGTACCCTAAATTTTTCATTTTTAGGGAATAGACTATATCTTATTCCAAATTGGAACCCCGGCGCTAGTGGACTTCATCATCCGTTCTGGATGGTATATCCTAGTCGTTGAACCTTCCTCCTGTCCCAAGGAGGCTTGGCTGCTGATTGCCCCATAGCTTAAACTTTTTAACCATTCACGCTTGCCGTTGCCAGCTACGTTGTAGGGTTTAAGCCTAAAAGAAGGGTTTCCAGCAATTCACCGGGTTTTCACTTTTTGATTACTCAAAAAGGCGGCTGTAGTTCAACCGGTTCAGCTGCCATTTCCACGATGTACGCGGGGTGGGGGCGATACAGCTCCGCACCTAGCAGCTTGGGAAAGTCATTCTCCTGATCTCCAATTTCTTGAAGGGATGGACTATCTCTTCACCCCAATGGGGTGCCGGGCGCTAGTGGCGTATTACGAATGAAGCGTCATTCACCGCCTAGTCTCTGCACCTTCCAACCACGCTTGGTTGGCTTGGCTCAGGATTACCCTCGTCTTGACGTTAGGGCTTCCCTGAATTCACCCAGTTTTCACCCACCAGTTGCCTGATGGGGTGACAACATTTGACTGCTCAATGCAGGCGTGCTACAGTTTCTATGTTGTTAATAAACAAAATGATTCCGCAGCCTGTTCCTGGATTTGATAACCTATATCTTGACAAAACTGGTCAACCGTACGAGTACATAGATGATCAATTTTATAAATTGACCATCAGCAGTTCAAGTACTTACGATCGCGTATCAGCTGTTAAAAACGGCAAAAAAACGAGAGAACACTTGCACGTGTTAATGGCAATCACTTTTTTGAACTTAGATTTAGCCCAGCACGGGACTACGTCTAATTCATTTCAAGTTGATCACATTGACGGAAACAAACGAAACAATAATCTAGACAACCTTGAAGTAGTGACTAAAAACGAAAATTTTAACCGAGCGTGGAAAGCTGGTAAATACTCTCGCAATGGTTACGCCAGCAAAGGTAAAGCTAAAAAATCATTACGTCGATTTACGTCTGACCAGATTCAGGAGATAAAGGACCTTAGGGTCTCCGGCATGTCATACAGAAAAATTGCAGAGCAGTTTGATTGCACACACATTGCCATCTACCAAATCATTAATGGAACCACCTACCAGGACATGAGCTAGTTATCAATGAACATGTTGGTATTACAGCGTAAAGTTTAGCTGATACCAGGATCTAGAAGATCCATGGTAGTAATGGACCAAGAACTGGAAAATCTATTCAATTTTCAAGGTGCTTGCCATTACTGGCCTGGAACTTCCGTCCCATTACCAAAATTATAGCAGGTATTAATAATCCGGGTTATTAACTTCCAGGAACGTAGCCGCCACCAACCATGTTGCCGGGGTTGTAGTAGTTAGGGCTCTTAGCACCAAGGTCCCGGTAAGGGCTAACAGTTTGCGTCAGGTTCTGCATAGAGACGTTGGATGCTTGGATCTCAGGATTGATTCCACCTCCTTGCATTGCCATCTGTTGCAATGCCATCTGTTGTGCTGCCGCAGATTCAGCACCAGTGGCCTTTTGACGGGAGCGTGCTTTTGCCTTTGACTTGGCTTTCTTTGCTTTTGTAGCGTCCATCAGCGGCCACCTCGCTGTTGTGCAGCTCTTGCTCCAAGCTGTTGTGCAGCGCCGATAGCAGCTTGGATTGGAAGCATGGGAAGTTGTCCACGAGGAGGAACAGCACCATTAAGCATCTGCTGCTCCATCATCGTGATCTGGTGTTGGTTGGCTTGTGCAGCATGAACATTGTAGTTCGTCATCAAGCCATGCATTGGAAGCGGAGAACCCGGCATGTTCAGATGGATGTACCCTGTCTCCAGGTTTGCAGGCATCGGAGAAGCAGCACTTGTTGCCATGCTCATTGCGCCAGCAGGTGCTCCCAAGGTGGGAGGAGTGCCTCCCATACGCTGGAGGGCATAAGGATCTGTGTTACCGGCGGTCAGCTGCTCGCGGAGAGTTCCTGCTCCGTAAGAGACAAGGCCGGGGGCTGTACCAGCTCCAACTGGTCCACCAGCAGTTCCAATTTGTGCCAAGAACTGAGCAGCCCTGCTTCCGGCGCTAGCTTTAGACATTTCTACGCTCTTCTAGTAAAGATCTTGTTACTCTGTATTCTAGTCTTAGTTGATCAATAAGCAGGCGGCATTCCAACGCCAAGCTGAGCACCAAGCTGTTGACCTGCCAGACGTTGTTTACGCTTCTCCATCTCAGCTCCAACAACAGCGCCAGTACCTAAGGCTCCGATTCCAGCTACAGCCATTGTTCCGTATCCCAGTGCCCGAGATGCTGTTAAACCGGGGATATTGCCAAGATTTCCTTTGGATGATTGGAAAGAACGCACTGCTTGTTTGCCGGGCATGTTAAAAGCTTCCATTGCACCTGGAACAATTCCACCTGCTTGACTCGCAGTGCGTTGAATGCTGCCAGGCACAGAAGAAGGAATGCCCATCAAAAAGGCTTGAGTCCTGCTTCTAATTGGAGATACAGCAGAGGCAACAGACTGTTTGACGGACTGTGCAGCGCCTGCGACACTGGCTGGAATCTGCATACTAACTTAATGCGCTTCAGCTATTCTAGTACTGTTCTTGCTTTTGCTCCGGTTTTTGGTTTTTCCGGTTGTTTAACACTTCTTTTATTTTTTGACCTGCTATACGAACTGCTTGGCCTGCAGCATAAGCTCCTAGAGCAGTCGTCAGCGGCTTAACTGCATAACTTCCAAGTTGAGTAACTGTCAAGTTTTTAGGTACAGGAAAGCCGGCAGTCTTCATGTAATTTATTCCTTTTGTCGTAGCTAAAGCTTCATTTATGATTGACGGAGCACGCATAAGATAAGAAAGACCTACTGTGCCAGCTAATGCTTTAGGTCCTTCAGATAAAGCACTTGCAAGCACTAAAGGAGCTACTGACGCTGCAGGATTGTTTCTGTATAGTTTATTTGTCACACGTGTCATCTTATCTACTGTCGATTTCAGTCCTGGAGTGTGTGCCACTTCTCTATGTCCTAACTCGTGTGCTAATACAGCTGGATAAAGATAATCAGGATTAGAAATTACTTGCTCTGCTATTAAATCTTTACCAGCATAAACACGTCTGTAGCTTGCTCCTCTGTGTTGTGGACGGACTAGTAATTGAATTGAGCCTAGCCCTGTAGTCGAGCCGTGCGCTTCAAATAATCTCTTCGCCTGTTCCCTTCCTTTATCACTTAATCCGCCAGTTGAGTCATTTCTAGAAAGCGGGCTTTCGCTTTCTAACGATTGTAAAAGCCGTCTGCGTGCTAGTTCAAGAAGAGGTTTTTGAGATGTCTGCAGTGTTCCAGCGGCAGCCACAAGAAAAAGCTTGTTTTTAGCCTTTTCTAGCTCTTCTTTGTCACTGCGTTCTTCAATTGCCACGAAAAAAGGGCAGCTTTGCTACCCTTTATTTTACAACTTGTAAGTGTTGCTTACAGGATCACTCCATCACCAGGAGCTTTTGGCGGAACACCTCAGGGTTGGCAGCAGCCTGGTTCAGATAGCGCCAGGCATTAGCAGGATCACGCTCGGCCAGGTTTCCAAAGCTGTTCCAGAAGTCGCCGGGGTTGGCGGCAGCTTGGGGCTGAGGAGGCACAGGCATCTCAGGACGCCCTGGAGCAGCAGGAATGCCAGCGGGGCGAATGAACTGCTGACCCACTTGCTGACCATAGGCAGGAGCTTCGTCGGGAATCGGATAAGGACCATTCTCGCCAAAGAACTCACAGGTGTAGTCGGCAAGGACGTCAGGATCAGTGAGGATGGTTTCGTAAGCCTTGTGCTCAGCAGCCATTTCCTGCAGCAGGCTAACGGCTTGAACCAGTTGCTCGTTTGTCTGGATCAGAGCATCTTCAACATTGCAGGCGTAGTTGTTGAGGACGGCAGGAGCGTCAGCACCAAAGTAATCAATGACTTGGAGGCTGGCGTCACTTACTCCGTTTGCGCGGAGCTGGTCCGCTGTAATTTCCTGCGAAGTTTGGGAATAACCGTTGGAGTA